TATGTATATACGATGCAGGTACCCGCGCTCTGTCAGGGGGGGGTGGGGGTCGGCTAGTGCATGATAGTTTGTTCTGGCATTTGCTCGGATTCGTCTGGCGTTTCGGCATCATCTGCGACCGACTCCAGCATGGTCTCCAGCTCAGCGAGCAACTCGTCGCTGGTCTTGCTCTCGCTGGTCTCTACAACATCCCTGAACAGGCCCACTGACTTGCCCAATAGCTCAGCACTGCGGATGCGGTTGCTGTCCCCGGCCTCTGCATGGTCCACCCAGTGGCGTAGCTTGCTCAGGACTCTCTCACGGTCTGAGAGCGAGGAGGCTAGTATCGACCGCTCCCTCTGCGCTATCAGCGCATCCACCCTTGCCTTGATGTCAGCCCTCGCCATCAATCGGCTCGCCGCCTCACGATGCGTTGCAGTCTTGCCCTCCGCTGTCACGTCATACGCTTCCCGATACGCCTCAGCCTGCGGCATGCCTGATGCCACGCACCGCGCAAAGTGCATTTGCTTGGCTGTCAGCCCGTCCCTTGTCTTGCCCATCTCTGCCTCTCACTTGTCAGTAGCAACGGAGCGATCATACCGGAAGGTCAAACCGAATGAAAATAATCTCGATAAAGGTGTTGACTATATGTCTAGAATATGATTGCGAATACAAGTCTCATAAGTCATTGATATACAAAGAAATAAAAAGTCTTGACAAAGTCGTTTTTACCAAAAATTGCTGTACATACATACAGGCCCCTAAATGGCCCGTCACGGCATTTTAAGCACCTACCCCATACGCTGGCATTACCTGAGCCTAAAATCGCTCACAGGGCCTCTGAGAGCCTCCTGAGCGTGTCAAGTCTTTTCTGTGATTTGTTAACAGCAAGGCGCCAGCACCCCACGAACCCACCCCCAGACACCTAATTTTTTTTTGCTATAGAAGGCACCAAGACTTCCCTGACCGAACCTGACCTATCTGACCTGTTTCTGGGGGATGTGACATTGTGACAATTATTTATCTCAGACATGTTGACACTATGCTCAGGGTCGGCATAATTCGCTTTGTAGTTTGTAGTACCGGCGACGGGGAGCCGGCACCCAATCCCGCAGGGCCTCAACCCTTCCCAACCTGAGCGGCCAGCATCGGGGTGATTCAAGCCATCCTGTTCTGAGCAAACGAGCGGCACCGCATTCGATGACCCAAACAGATCCAGAGACCCCCATAGGGATAGGCGACGGCGAGAACGGTGACAGATAGGCATACCACTATCCCCGCATTGGTATGGCGGCTATTCCCCCACCACCACCGTGTTGACTAATCCACTAGCGCACCGAGACCCCCTCTCCCTCGCGAAGGGCAGTGCATAACCATGCTGGATTGCAGGAAGCAATAAAACGGGTACAGCGGAGGCAGGTAGGGAGTGGCCGTGACGAGTAACACCAGAGCATTCACCATGCCCACCGCACTGCGCGTTGGGTATGCCTGAGCGCTCTGCTCAATACCAACCCATTCACTAGGGAGTGATCACATGCAATACACCTACGGGCAACATCAGTGGCACAGCGAGTATCAAGAGCTGTGCAGAAAGCGTGATTTGGATGCGCTGTTTTATGCGCTGGGCGACTGTCGCAGGGCGATGGCCGCAAATCCGGATAACCCAAAATGCGATCAATACGCTGACGAGGCTCACTACTGCGCGATGGAAATACGAAGGCGCGAGGATGAGTTCTAATTAACAGGGGGCCATGTGCCCCCGAGGTCTGCCACATAGCAGTGGCACTGATGATGGCCTGATGCTGGCCGAAACCAATTCACTAGGGAGTGAATCACTATGAGTAACACCAAACCCAAAATGCTTAACCAGTCAGGCACCTACGTTCTCGATGAGCTGAATCCCGATGCCCGTAGCAAGGAGCAATGGATTATGGTCACCCACCGAATGCGCGGCACTGATGAGCCATTCGTTATGGGGCATGCATGGTCTGTCACCAAGCTGGGTGCGAAAGAGGCACTGCAACGCGCTCAGGAAGAGCTTGATCGGGTGGGCAGGCACTTGCCCAACATCGAAGCAAGAATTGAGGGAGATGAATTTTAATGGCAATACATCTAGAGCAGTTGCAGTCTCGCCGTGAGGCTCGCAACCCCGCGCAGTGGGATTGGCGGGTTATCCACGTCGAGTGTCACGCGGCTGGCAACAGCCCGATACTCAATCTGCGATTTGAGCGGCACATCAAACAGGCGCGCCGCTGTACCAAATTGCGCTCACAACAGGTGCGGCAACGGTTCAAGCAACGCCGCATCTTCCCCAGCCGCCGCGCAGGAATGTTTCGCGGCGAGCTAATCGGCAAGGGACTGCAATAGCAGGGAGCTTTCACCATGCCCATCTCACGGTGGGCATTTGTGAGCGTTCCCGCTCAAACCCAACTTTCACAAGGGAGTGAATCAATATGAACATGCAACAATCTATCGCCAACAATTTCATGGTGCTCGACATCAGTATCGGACGCGCCGACCCAATGAAGCACTCAGCAGTGGCATCCGATGCCGCCGCTAGCGAGTGCAAGGTAAATCACACTGTGCCAGTACGGACCCGCGTGGGATCGCTGGGCACACTCACTACCGACTTGAAACAAGTCAACAGCAAGTTTGCCAGCGTCCGCACTTGGCTTTACGAAAACACCCTGCCATTCACCGACGCTGAGGACGGCCAGCAGAAACGTGGCAAGCGGCTGGTGCCCGTGTCACGGGTGCCTGAGGTGATCACCAAGCTGGCAGAGCTGAAGGCTGAGGCATTCGCCGCGCTCGACGCATTCATGCCCGACTATCGCGGGTATTATGCGGCTCGCAACCGCCTTGATCTGGGCCGCGTGTCCGACGTGGATATGCCTGATCCTGACGTGTTAGCTGGCAAGTACCGCGTGAATATCGGCGCGCCTGAGCCTCTGCCCGTGTTCAATGTCGACAGCCTCGCACTGCCTGCCGGTCTCGCCGCTGACATTGCACAGCGTCATCATGACCGGCTCAGCAAGCAACTCGACGGCGCGAAACAGGCCGCTATCGAAGGCGCTCAGAAGCACATGGATGTTGTCGAGAAGCAACTGACTGAAGGCAAGCGCCTGCACCAGTCACTGCTCGACAATGCCAAGCGCCACGCCACGCTACTGCGCGGTATGGTCGAGGGCTATGACAACGACCCCCGCGTGCTGGAGGTTGCTGACCTGATCGACCAGCGTATCGGCTCGATACCTAACATTGAACAGGTCAAGCACAACGCGACTCGCCGCAACCAAGCGATCCGCGCCGCTGGCACTGCCAGCAAGGCACTTGCCGCTGTGGCAAAGGCACCATCAACCGCAACACCCGTCGCACCTGCGGCATCCAACGTGATCGTCGGCGACTCACTGCTCGCTGACCTTATCGACTAATTGATCTCTAGGGAGGGATTCAACATGGCACACGTTAAAACCACTATCGCTCAATTTCAACAGATCGTCCCGCTGGTGCTCGCCAGCGGCAATCAGCAACCCGTGGGCCTGATCGGCCCCGTGGGTGTCGGCAAGACCCAGTACTTCAAAGGCTGGTTCCGCGACTTGTACGCGGAGCATGTCGGCGTTTCTGCCGATCAACTGGGCTTCATTCAGGAGCGCGTTGCCAATCGCGACTCCGCTGAGATTGCTGGTGTCGCACTGCCATCCAAGGATGCAGACGGCAATCTCCGCACCACCTTCACTGTCGCGCCGCTGATCACCAAGATCAGGGAGACCGGCAAGGAATACGGCATCATCCTGATCGACGAGCTGATGCAGGCAACCGCTGATGTTCAGAAGGTGCTGGCCGACCTGCTCGACCCCGCTGAGCGCACTATCGGTGGGCACCCCATCCCTGACGGCTGGATCGTTTGTTTCACTGGCAACCGTACCTCTGACAAGTCAGGTGCTACCCGCATGCTCTCGCACCTGCTCAATCGGTGCGCGGTGTTTGAGCTTCGGTTTGATGTCAAGAGTGGAGCCGTCCAACAGTGGGCCGAATGGGCCGCTGATAATGGCGTCAACCCGCTCGCTATCGACTGCGCGCTGGCCTATGCAGATGACGGCTTTTTCGCCGACTGCGTTCCCACTGAAGACGGGCCATTCTGCACCCCGCGCTCGCTGGTACGCGCCGCTCAACACCTGACGGCGTTTATGGATTCGGCTGACTTCGACGGCATGGCCATCCCGTCATATGTCGAGTCACTGCTCGCCGCCAACATTGGCAACCGCGCCGCTGGCATGCTGTCCCGCCACATTGCGATGGCTGATCAGGTGCCGACTGCGGCTGAGATATTCGCCGACCCCACTGGTGCCAACGTGCCAGACGCAACGGGCTACCAACTGCTGGCCGCCAACCGCGCCATCAACTCGGCCCACGACGCCGATACCGGCGAGGCGGCACTGGCCTATGTCACGCGCCTGCGTCCCGACTTGCAGGTGTCGCTGGGTTCCAAACTGCTCCGCGCCTCAGCCCGAAACGGCTGGGTGCTCACGTCGGATGTCGCTGTTGCGTTCATCCAGAAATTTCATGATCTGCTACCGCTGGCACAGACCGCCGGCATGGAGGTGTAACCATGCGAGCCAAAAAACTGTTCGCGCCCACTGCTGATCTCACCAACTCGCGCCGCTACATTGCGGCGCTGATCAGCCTGCAAACCAAAGCACCCGTTCACTACAGCGTGCTCCTCGCCACTGAGGTGATCTGGACCGACAAGATCAGCACCGCCGCCACTGACGGCGTCTATGTTTACATCAGCCCTGAGTTCTTTCGCGGGCTTGAGTCGGACTCACAGCGGGCGTTCCTGCTTGCTCATGAGGTGTCACATATAATCCTGCGGCACCCCCAGCGCGGCAAGGCGTATCAGGATCGCGGATTCTTTCGACCCAGCGTTTCGTTCGATCACCGGCTCTACAATCGCGCCGCTGACTACGTTATCAACTCCGACTGCAAAGCGATGGGTTTTGAGCCTATCCCGCAGGGCTGTTACTCCGATGACTACGGGCGCGATGACATTGTCGATTCGGTCTATGCCGACCTGTACCAGAAGCAGGATGACGATGATGACATCAAGGGCGACCCCAGTGCAGACTCCAACGACAGCGACCAGTCTGGCGGCGACTCTGCCCCCGAGTCTAGCGACGACGGCGACCAGTCTGTTACTGCTGACGAGTCAGACACAAGCGGCGACCCCGGCGAGCCGTCCGATCTGCCTGAACCTGCCGGTCACGATCATCATCTGACGCCTGAGTATGAGGGCACCGATGAGGAGCAGGAAGCCGCCGCACGCGAAGATGAGCACGACATCCGCTCATCAGTGGACGATGGCATCGAACAGCTTGGCAAAGATGGTCGAGACCCTGCGCGACTCCCCGAGTCTATCCGCGAGGGTTCGCACCGCTACCGACCCAGTCATTCATCCGACACCGACTGGCGTGCAGAGCTTGCCGACCGGTTCAATCGTGCCGGCAATGGCGGTCAGACTACATGGTCTCGCATCCACCGCCGCCGGTTCTCGACGCTGGGCGTGATCAGCCCCACGTCAATCGGTCAGATCGGGCGCGTTTCCATTGTGGTTGACATCTCGTCATCAGTCAGCCGCGACATGCTCAATCAATTCATGATCGAGTCTGCGTCACTGATCGACACGCTCCAGCCGCGTGACGGTGTTGTGGTTGCTTGGACTAATCATCGTTTCCACAGCTCCGACGAGGTGCATTCCGGTGCAGACCTGCTCGACCTTGAGGCGCCCTGCGGCGGTGGCACCTACATGACCGCTGGTGTCGAGTGGCTTGAGCACAACGGTCTGGAGTCTGATCTGGTTATCGTGTTCACCGATGGCGAGATGGGCGACGATGACTGGCAGTCTCTCGCCCAGCGCGACAATCTGGTTGTCGTGCTCGACAGTGAGCCGGTGCCCTACATTCGACGCATGATCGCCGAGTCCGGTGCCGACACCATCGTCGCTCAGGCGGCGTAATCCACGGGGGCCACGCGCCCCCTTATTTTTAACAAGTAAAGGGGAGGAATAGATGCAGAAACCAACGCCAGTATCTGAGCAGTGGCTTGCTCTTATTGACGATGACGTTGTCCCGATAGGGCAACCTCACGATGCAAACGCGGCGCTCGCTATGGCCGCAGAGATGGCTGGCCCAGACGGGTCAGTCGATTCCGTATGGCCTCCCGAGGTTGTTGCGGAGTTGATCGCATTCTGGGCAGAGCAAGGCGTCCGGATAATTCACTGAGGGGGTTCGCCCCCTTATTTTTAACAAGTTAAGTGAGGTATTTCGTGATGGGTAAGGTTGTTGAGTTTCGCCCTTTTGATTCTAGTGACAAGGTCAAGCAGAGATTCAAGGCGGCGTTTGAATTTGGCGGCGATCGTGCGCTGGATCTAATTGATGCACTGCACGCCAAAAAGATGGATGACACTTATGAGGAGATGACCGGCTCGATTGTCGGCGCCCTGCATATCCTGATGTGGTGCGCGATGGACTGTTCTCCGAGCCGAGAGGACGCCATCCAACTGATTAAGGAGGCCAGAAGAATAGCTGAGCAAAAAGCAGATGATAGTAGCGAGGAGAGTTAAGTCGTAAAAATCCATAGACGTAATCGTCATGGGGTGTTATCTTCAAATCGTGTTTGATTCAGGAGTATCAGATGCGATCAGATCTTGTTTGTACGCGATGCGGATCTAGCCGTTTAGACATATTCAGTCCTGTCCATTGGGACATTGGGCGGCAGGTCTTTGTCGTGGATGAAGAATTTGTGCGTGAGCATGAGCACAGATGCGTGGCCTGCGAGAAGTGGATGCGGCCAGAATTAAAGCCAGTCACATCAGATGAGGAGTGAGCATGATGTTATGTAGAGAATGTTTGGTGGTAAACGGCCACCACCCCAACTGCCCAAACGCCGATGACATGCCAGATCAGGAGTTTGTTCTCTGGTTTAACGGTGGCCCACGGCAACATTTCTCCAGCGAATCTGCTATGCGCCGAGCCGCAGACCAGTACGGGTTTAGTGCGGACGACGTTTTGCGATTCGGTGAGGTTGACATGTTAGACGGTAACGGCGTCATCGTCGGTGGTTGCTACGCCGAGGAGGATGCTTATGTCTAGCCTCGACACCCAAGTGGGCGGCGACCACTACAAGCAGATGAAAATCCAGCCGCTGGAATATGCGCTGGAGAACGGTCTGGGGATCTGTGAGCACGCCGTTATCAAGTACATAACCCGATGGAAATACAAGCATGCTGATGGCGTGGAAGACCTCAGGAAGGCTCGCCACTACCTCGACATACTGATTGAGCGGGAGGCGTGCAAATGAGAGAAAAGCCAGTATGGATGTCTCAAAAATTCAAAGTTTCTCAAATGACCGATGGCTACCAACCGGATTTCGGGGGGTGCTTGGTAATCCAGTGCGCCAACGAAGATCACAAGCTGGAGATCTGGTACTCCCCGAACGGCGAGACCGGAGCTGATCGTGGCTGGGTGCAGATTATCGCCGCAGTCAACGAAAGCGGCAAAAAGGAGGTGGGTGATGACTGACAACGCCAGAGAGGCCCTTATCGTTTTGGCCGCTACGATCCTATTTTTAACCGCGTCATCCCTCGACTACGAGGATGCCGTTGCTGACGCACAGTTTTACTGTGAACAAGTTAAGGCCAAATCATGGCCTGATTTCAAACCTGAAACCAACTGCGAGGAGTAGTGACATGAGTACCGCAAACAAAAGATGGTCAAAAACAGAGGATGATGTGCTCGCTCAGGGCATAAAAGAAAACACGTCCTACCTGAGTATCGCCAACGCACTGGGCCGCACTGAGAAGTCAGTGCAGATGCGGGCGTTTGTGCTCAGGAAAAAATCCCAGCGTTTCGCCAAATACAGGCCGGCAAAGAAAGCCGTCCCGAAACCGCAGGAAAAACCGGTTATCAAGCACCAGTATGTTCTGCCCGACATGACCCAGATTGCGAGCCAATATGACCGCTTATTTCTAGCCGCAGTCATATCCGCAATGTGCTCGTTCTCCACGATGGTCATGTTCGCCATCGCGGTATTGGCGTCCTAATGGGCGCCATTGCGGGTCGCCAGCACGCCCTCAGCAAAGAGCAGGTCGCAGAGGCCCTAGAGCTTTATGAGGAAGGCAACTGCTGGTGGCAGATCGCCATCATGATGAGGGTGAGTCAATCCACCCTCATGCGCTACATCCGCAACGCGGAGAAATATGGCTATTCGTTTTGGACTAGCTATCCGAGAGAAGATTAGTGGTATAGTAATTCAGGCCCCATCACTCCCTCCGCGAGCGGCGGCGTGGCTAGATGGTATTTCGGGGGGCCGACTCATGACCGAGATATCCTCAACCGCCGCACCATTTCTTTGTCACCCACTCGCGGTGCCAGCTTGCCTTGTCATAAAGGGACAGCCTGCGACTTTCATCGCTGTTGTGATCAATCACAGTTCTGATCTTTTCCTCTTGCAGGGCATACACCAAAACCGCCCTCGCTCTCAGCCTACTTACCCCCAAAAACTCTTCAACGTCTTCGATAGTGAAGCTAACTGTCGGTATCTCCAACAAGTCATGGATAAGATCCGGAGCGTTCTTGTTCTCATTTCCCACGCAAGTGCCTCACCGGATTTCTCCCCCCTGCCATCCTTCTTTCAGCGACCCAAGATAGACCCTCCTTGAGCGCCTTCAGCTTCTTGGGATCCTGAGATACATCCCAGCCGTGGATAATCACCTCCTCCACCAAATACCTGTGATATGGCCCGTAGCGATCTGAGATCAGCTTCATGGTGCGCCCAAACCGCATCAGACTGTCATTGGCCATAGGATCTTCAGCACGCTTCCCTCCTGTGCTCGCCTCAAATCTAAGCGGCCTCACATACATCCCCGCCTGCGCGCTTTGACTGAGAATATATTCTCCAGCCTGATGCTCCTGTAATGTCAAAATCCCATCAATGAGATACCTGTCGATCAGCGTCTGATCCATCACCTTGGCGCGGGGCATCTTACCGCCCTCCACCATCACGCTGTGGCGCTTGTAAATCTCACTGGTGCCAAGGTCTGTGTGTGACTTGTCAGACATAATAGAATTGTCCCCGGATAATTTTCCCTGAGCGAGTATCGACACCAACGGCAACGTAGGGATTGGAACGCTGTTTCTTGACTGCGCTCAACAACTTAACTGCAACGGCCATATCGAACAGCACCTTTCCGACTCGCCTGTTGAGATCTAGATTTATCGCCCTCCAAAAAATGCTTTTTCTGGGCGTTGCCATAGCGCGGCTTAATCAAAACCGGCGGTTCTGGCTCAGGATCACACACCTGAATAACACCTCCCCGCCTGATAAAATCCTCGACCGACTCCTTAGAACTCATCATCGAAGTCCTCCCAGCTCCGGCTCACTCCCTTTAAGGAGCTTAAATTGACTGCCGGCTCGGGCGGATTGAATCCTTCATACCTGCCGTTTGACAAATTATATGTAAGGCAGGCCATACCCTGCTGGCCAACCCACTTAAACCTCGACTTCCAGCAGTGAATTTCGACACAGTCTTCTGCCCGATGCACAGTGATGCCCAGATCTGCCTTGGCAAACCATGCCGCAGATCCAGAGATATTCATCCCCTTGGGTACGGCGTAGGTGCCATCTTCTTTCGGGTACATTTTCTGCGGGTGGGCGACAAACCAGACATGGATGCCGTGGGCCTTGGCAAATGAAGTGATCTTACTGAGCATATAGCTGATTCCAGAATGCTCCTCTGCACCGGTCTGTTCTATGTAGTTATACGGGTCAATGACGAGACCTCTCACTCCAAGCCGCATCACTGCCTGCTTTGTTCTGTCAATCACACTCTCAATGGTGCTCATGCCGCCGTCCTTGGATTCAAGGAAGACAAAGTGATCATTAATGAACTCGACTGCATCAGCGAGATCTTCCTCGGTCATTCTGGGGCCAAGGCCATCATAGAATGGCTTGCCCGTCACTTTCTCTGCCAGCTTGGCGATGTGCATGTGGGGCGGGTTCTCAAACGAACAAACCGCAAACTTCCATGACTCACGCTGAGCTAGGTTTACCATGATCTGATCTATAAACTCAGACTTACCCGAACTGGGCATGCCCGTCACGATGGAAAGCTGTCCCTCAGCTATTGTGAACAAGTCATCTATAGCAGGCATCCCCGTGGACGCGCCCCGACCATGCCCATTGGCATAAATCTCACGCACGTCATCAAAATAATCCACTGCACCATACACCCCAGAGAGAGGAACCGGCTCAGGGTTATCGAATAGATTGTGGGTTTCTTCTGGGCCAAGACGCTGTACCGCATCATTCCCGTCCTTGATCTCCTCCGGAAACTTGACCCGCCAGCACTTGGCTCGACCCACCCGACGCGCTATTTCCTCTGCAAGCGCCTCTCCAGCCTGATCGTTGTCAGTCGCAAGAACAATCTTCTTGCATCGCTCCAGACGCTCACGCTCCTCCCAGATGTAAGAGAATTTATTATCTTCCTCCGGAGAGACCCGATTTTGGCTTACCTTCGCCGGCGCCCCATTCGGGCATGACACGGCTCTAATTCCGACGCTCGCCAAGGCAATAACATCACACTCGCCCTCGACTATCGTTAAATCCTCGTCGCTATCTTCCACGTTTTCGATGCCGTAAAAAGATCGGGGCGCCCCATCACAGGAAAATGCCTTCCCGTCAACGGATCGCCACTTGATTGCGGTGGGGTTTTCCCGTGGGCCATAAATGAATCCGACTGCTTCCTTCATTTCGCCGTGGAAATGTCGGGTTCCAGTGGTCATTGCTGGTAAGTTGTCAAGAGTATCCAGATGTACGCCGCGCCCCTCAAAAAATCCCCTGATAAGATCGACGTTGTAATTTAATTGCGTGGGTATCCTGACAACCTTCTCCATGTGAGCCTCGTAAAATTTGCGCCGCTTTACCGCACCGGACAGGCCACAGTGGTGGCAGTGGTACAGTGAGTGGTCTGGTTTAATTGTGATTGAAAATGTCTTTTGATTCTTTTTTTTGCGCTGATCGCCGCACTCTGGGCACTTGACCCTTGAGTCACTTTGGTGCCCCAGCACATACTCGTCCAAACTCATAGCACTTGCCTACCTCCTATTTTTGTGATATTGGTAGACTCTAGTACTGTCCTAGACTAGGAAAGAAACAGCTTAGTTCATTACTATTTTTAACAATTAGTAATGTCCTAGACTAGAACAGTCCTAGATGAAACACTCCTAAAGTCCAAACTTAGCCCCCGCCACAGGGGGCTTTTTTTACCGCAACTCCTCCATCACCATCCTCGCGACTACCTGCTGTTCGGTTTGACTGAGCAGAAGCATTTCGTCGAGGGCGTCTTGGAGGCCCACCGGATAACCGGCAATTTCGCAATGGGAAAGAAAGGCGGGGGACTGCAAGTACCTGATGGCGTCCGCTTTTTCTTGAGGCTGGCTACCGATCAAGTCGCGGATGGCTTGGAATATCACCTTCCCGTAGACCATCTTATAGGTGTCTGACATGTATTTCTGCCCGAGGGTTTTCCTTGTCAACCCCGCCCCAATAGATATGTTTTTCTTTCACCTGACGATCATTCTTATACACCAGTCCCTGCAAGCAGTCCAGTATTAACGACTCATCAAGGTCAGGTCGGCGACTGGCGTAAAAGATTTTGATGTCTACGGCAACGTCCTCAGTGAATGGCTCATCAAGCTGTGGGCATTGCTGACTAAAAGACTTGACATAGTCCAGTGCTTTTTGCGATTTGATGAACAGCGGGCGCCCACTTTTACTCTTGACAAGCCTACGACTATTTGCCTTGCTACACGGCTCCCCAGTTACAACAATACTTATTGACATAGCTACAGCCCGTCATATAATTGAGTCCGAACATTAGCAGGGAGGTTCGATCGTGAGCAAGATGGGCCGTTATGTTTATCGACTGCAAGAGGAGAACGAGCAGTATGACAACTATCCAGATAGAGAAGGGTGTACCGATGCCGAATCGCACCCACTTGCCAGAGTTACCATTTACGGCGATGGAGATAGGGGACTCCTTCGTGGCGCCCGTACTTTCGAGCGACGCCAGATCAATCCAAGCTCTCAGGCAGAGGGTGACCCGCTTTCAGAAACAGAACCCACCGAAGAAGTTCAGCGTCGTTCAGGACGGCGAACAGATGAGGGTGTTTAGAGTTATATGATCGTCACCAACCAGCACAATCTTCCTGAGCCTGTATTCAAGGCGCTCACGCACAGCGACTACAGTCGAGGATCAAGCAACCGCTCGGTCACTCAGCTCATAGATTCGCCACGGGTTCGCATACTCAGGAAAGAGCACGACGACGAGATCTTCGAGGATGCGTCGGACATGTTGTGGTCAGTGTTGGGCACCTCGGTGCATCACATGTTCGAGCAACACCAGTCAGAGGGGCACATTGTCGAGGAGCGCCTGTACGCAGAGGTGGACAACTGGGTGATCAGCGGGGCGATTGACGTTCAGCGATCAGAGGACGATGGTTCAGTTACCGTTCTCGACTACAAATGCACGTCGGTCTGGTCTGTGATCTATGGCAAGAAAGAGTGGCACAACCAGCTCAATTTCTATGCTTGGCTTGTTGAGCAGTCAAAAGACATTGAGGTGAACCAGCTACAGGTCGTTGCGGTACTGCGAGATTGGCAACGCTCCAAGGCCGCATTTGAGGAGAATTATCCGAAAGCCCCTTTGGTGATCGTGGATATTCCTCTTTGGTCTCAACAAGTCAGGGAAAAGTATGTTCGTGGCAGAGTCAAGCTCCATCAGGACGCCGAGTTTGAGCGATTGACCGGAGGCAACCTGCCACTGTGCTCAGATGAAGAGCGCTGGAAAAAGGACAGCTCATTCGCGGTAATGGCAAAAGGCCAGAAGCGCGCCAAGCGCGTCTTTTCTGACCGGCAGTCTGCTGAAGACTACATTGCCCAGCAGTCAGGCGCGGGGCTTAGCGTCGAGGAACGAGTGGGAAAGTGCACTCGTTGCGAGGATAACTGGTGCCGAGTGGCGCAATTCTGCGATCAATACGGAGAGGAAGTGTGAGCGACCCGCTGGGCACTGACCCTGAGTTCTATACGAGAGTGGTAGGCATGATGCAGGCGTCCACGCCTAAATTGCAGATCACTGTCAATGGAAACCGGCTGTTGTTTTATTTGGCCGACAAGTATATCGGTGAGCTGACAACCGCCGAGTTCTACAAAATGAAACCTAACGAAGTTTGGAAAGCACTAGGAGTAAGCAATGTCTACAAAAAAGGATACCTCCTCTGACACGTTGCACAGCGCCCTTGTTACCTTGAGAGGCGTTCTTGCTAACCCAGAGAAAAACTCAATCAACCCGCATTTCAAGAGCAAGTATTGCAAGCTGGAAGATCTGATCTCGCACATCAGGGAGCCGCTCTCTACTCACGGGCTGACCTTTGTTCAGAACATCGTGAATGGCGAGAAGTCAATCATGGCTCAAACGATCATCATTCACCGCTCTGGCGAAACGATGACGCTAGATGGGCCGCACGTTCTCATTGACAAGTTCACAGCACAGGGCACCGGATCCGCCTGCACCTACGCAAAGCGGTACGGCATCTGTAGCGCGTTTGGTATTGAGTCTGACGAAGATGATGACGCCAATGCGGCAGAGGACGGATTCAAAGGGAAGAACACAAAGGCGCCGCCAGCCAAAAAGGCCGCTCCCAAAAAGATAGAAGAGCCAAGCAATGTTACGCCCATAAAGGCCGGCAGTGATGGCGCGATATCCCCGAGCATTGGTTCGGCAGAAGAGGCCGCTAACGTCGTGGCGTTTATGAAGGAGACCGTGGACACTTTCGCGTCAGGGTCTGAGGGCGAGCTGATTGATTTTTGGAAGCAGAACAAGCAGGTGATTGATCTGCTGGACAGCAACTTCAATGAACACTACGAAACACTCAGGTCGCATTTCACAGCGGCCAGATCAAAGCTAAAGGAGGCTAACTGATGAGCAAGTATCATAAGACCGAAGGGGGCCTCTGGGTCAACTCAGAGAAAAACAAGGCGAACCACCCAGACCGCACAGGGACGCTCGCTATTTCTCGCGAACAGCTCAAGGGCTTGATTGCTATGGGCAAGAAGGGCGAGCCGGTCAAGATTAAGATTGCGGCGTGGGACAGAAAAGCACAGGACACCGGACAGCCATACCAGTATGTAACAGGTGAGGTTTACTGGGATGGTGAGGAAGCCGCATCTCCACCTCCACCTCCACCTCAGCCGCAACCGGTCCTGTATGAAGAGGATGACATTCCGTTTTGATTCGCTCGAAGAAACTGCTCGACGCGGCCAAGGATCAGGCGTGCCTCAACTGCGGTGCCAGAGATGGGACTGTGGTTGCGGCGCACTACACTGGCTTGCGGAGCCACCTGCTAGGCAAAGGGACCGGACACAAGCCTCATGACTTGTGCATCGCCGACCTTTGTCATAGGTGCCACCACAAGTTTGATGTGGCGTTTGATGGCTCATCTTTCGACAAGAAGATAGACCAAAGCGAGCAGTTTTTATTCCTGATTATTCAGACAATAATCAGAAGGATCGACCAAGGCGTTATCGTAATCAAGGGAGATAAAAATGCCTGAGCACAACCCCATTGTGAGACTAAGGGCTCACCCAACCAGAAAGAAGGCGATTGATGCCATGTGCGCCCACTGCATGGGGTGCACTGATGACCACATGGAGTCAGGATTCAAGCGCTTGATTAGAGAATGCACATCACACAAGTGCCCCCTCTATCAGTACCGCCCATTCCAGACCAAGGAGCAGAAAAATGCAGTTGCACATACCGCGCAATAAATCCATCCAACTGATGAATGTCTTTCAGTTCCTGTCTTCCGCTTTTCCCGATGCGGTTCGGGATCTGGTTGACACCAACAAACAGGCGCCTCACGGCGTGACCATTGAGATCAAGCCACTGCGTAGCGCCAGAACGCGCCCTCAAGAGAATTACTACCGGAAGCAGTGCGCTGAGTTCGCCCGATTCTGCGGTATGACGCCCGACGAGATGCACGAAGAAATGCTGTGCCAGTGCTACGGATCCACTGAGCATGCGACCAAGTTTGGCATGCGAAGGAGGCCGGCAAAGCGGAGCGGGGACGCCAGTAGAGGCGACTATTCAGATTTAATTGAAACGCTTTGTCGTGTAGCCGCAGAAATTGGCTATTACATACCGCCTGCGGAGGGCGATAGATGACCAAGATTAAGGTGGAGCTAGAGGGCGAAGCCTACGCAGACGTGCTTACGTCCATGAACAATTTTACTCAGGACATTTTAGACAGAATAGAGGAGATCGAGGCGTCGCTGGACCGCATAGCCTCTATTGCTGGCGCTAACGCAGACACACTGGATGTCCTGAGGGATGCCATGCGAAGGTTGAACAAGGCGAAAGAGTCGCTTGATGCAGATGAGATCTCAGACTGAAGCCTTTTACACTGGGTCAAGGTTCAACCGCCACACGATATGCGAGAACGGGGAAGGCCAGATCGCCGGCAGGTTCGGGGAGGCTGAATTCGCCAAGCTACTTTGCCTTCATTCGCCCAGCTTCTCATGGATGGGTGGGCAGGCCGGCCCTGTAGACTTCATCGTTCGCCTGAATGGCGACAAGTCGGTCACTGTGGATGTCAAGACTAAGCGTCGGACAGTAACAGCCAAGCCATACTACGACGCCCACGTTACGCTTAGTCAAAAAGATTATGACGTAGACGTTTATGTTTTTGCCAGCATGAATGAGCGAGACAGCAACAGCATTGAGCTACTGTCTTGGTGTACAAAGCGATGGTTCTGGGAAAACGCAAGGATTGTGTCTGCTGGCGACCTAGATAAAGACGGCTACGCAGAAGAAGCCGATGCTGGCAAGATAAAATACTCCGAGATGATGCCGATGAATCAGCTATGGGAGCGGTTTGAGAGCTACCTGTAGGGATGGCTTGTTGTAACTAAATTTAGTTACAGGACTGAGGGATACTTATGAGACACTGCTATAGATGTAACAAGTCGGGCGTCCCAATCAAGGACGCTTTGTGCGAAAGATGTAAAGAGGAGATGCTGAGGGAATTAACCTGCGCCGAATGGCTGGTTCCGTTTGTGGTGGTGCTGTTAATGTCTGGCGCGGCGTTTCTTTTTTCTAGTGTATGACCTCGTCTTCGGCGCCCGTCAACTCGTAGATACAAGCTAAGTGGACCGCCGAGGCCATCATGCCGACATCCAGCACGTTGGCATGGCCGCTACACTCAAAGGTGACGCTACCATCTTTTAGTCGGTAGACAATGATCGCACTGTGAAGGTTTGATGCAAGTCCGTCATCATCATCACTAAGCCTTTCTGCAAAAGCCTCTGCCATTTCCTGCGCCGACTCCCACGCAGTGGGGCGTTTAAAATCAAGAACTTTTGTCATGCCTTGGCCTCACTGTTACTCGGTGGACTTCTCCCTCTGACTTGTCATAGGTAATGATCTTAGCACCACGCTGGCTGACATAGCCATTGGAGCTTGCATAATTATCTCTGGCAGACAGGGTTGGATGCTGTTCCACGGTACACCCAGCATCATCCAGAACCCGCTCATGATGCAGGTGGCCGCAGTGTAAATACGCATGATCCGAGGCGCCCCACATCTCTCTGAACCTTGGCTCGGAAGCAAACAGCTTTTGCAGTTGCGCCATGCGTAGCTTATGGCCGTGATGGAAACCAAGCATGATCTTGCCATGCAAGTAAGCATAGTAAGGAAACTCGTTGTCGATTACTTCGACACGCGGCTCGTCCTGAAACCTGTGCTTTAGGAACTTACGCATCCAGACGCTGGAGGCGAGGTCGTGATTGCCTTCGGCCTGAACCACTACCACGCGCTGATACTTCTTTAGCATCAGATGCACGGCTTCGGTCATTACATTGATGCTAAGCTCAACAAGTTTGGAATAGCGGTCGTCCCCGGTAAGGTGATGCCCGGAGGTGGGCGTAACCTGAACAAGTCCGTCCCAGTGGAGAAAGTCGCCAAGCTGGTTAAGAATGCCGACTTCGGAGTTAGGCGATGCCTTTAACATGTCATGCACAGCGTTCATGAACACGTCTCTAGCAATCGTTACGTCCCAGTCGTCACCATCAGAAGCTCGCCACGCCTTCATGCCGAGATGAAAGTCAGTGATGGTCAAGAGAGAGGCGAGATCTGAATCGGACTGCCTTGGAGGCTTGGCGGGCTTGAACTTCGGGAGCGCAGTTGCCGCATCTTCAACGGCCTTGAGCAGGGCCTCTACTCTTTGTTGCTCGTCGGTGGCAGACTTAACCCACTGGCCGGTTGGCTTGCCGTCTTCATTGTAGTAGGTGGATACGCCCTTGATCTTGTACCCTTCGGGCACAACATGCGTCATATCGTGGTCTGGGCTGTAACCTCGCCTCGCCGCGTTTGCCTTAATACGGGTTACGGTGCGGTAGACATTACGCTCTCCGATGCCCAGCTTATGAGCCGCCTCTTTCTTTGTGAGGCCACTGTCCAGCAGGGCCGCGACCTCAGCCTGAGCCTTGCTCTCGGCAAACTGTCCTAACTGCATTCTATGCCCCCGCTAGAATGTTGTTTCCATAAACGGCAAATCCGCCTTTTCTTTTAATAACGGCATGACCTTGAGGTACTCGTTGAGCTTGGCGTCAAGATCGTCGATCATCTCTCGCTTTAATTCCGGATTTAGGCTTGATGCCGTGACTCTTCTCTTCTGGTCCCTGATATCATCAAGCCTTCTCTTTACGGAATAAACAGGTTCTTTCAGGCTGTATAGCTCCCTGCGCGTGGCAAGGTAGGCGATTAGCTCATCGTTCCGGCCATCCCGTTTAAGCCTGTTCACTGTGTTGACTACCGTGGAAACTTCATTGTACAGATCGTAGGCGTCCTCTCTGAGGCCAGACCCCTCTTTCTGACCGAAAAACCGCTTCCACAGGGGAAACTCAAACACATTCCTTGCGGGCGGCAGGGGAGTGCCCTCACCCTTGACGAACTCTGTCTTCATGCCGCGATCCACAAGGTCAAGAACGTAGGCGCCGAGAGTCCCTGTGTATCCGTACATCACATGATCCACCTTCATTGGGCTGACGTTCAGCGCCTGACCGACAAACTTGCCAATTTCGGTGGAACCAGCAGAATCCTGCAATCCCGCAGTGATCTTCTGGTCGATGTAATACGGCACAATCTGCCTTCCAGTGAAGAAGTTATGATTAAGTGCGGCCTCGACCACTGGAGCAAACGCTTGCGCCCCGAGCGGGTTTATCTCAAGCGTGGAAACAACGCCTCTTCTCAGGGTTTCGGCAACCTCCGGGGCGGTTTTTTCGCCGTAGGTCGCGGCAATAATTGTCTCCGGCAACGTCTTAAACAGTAAGCCAACCTCAAAGGGAATTGGGATTTTGACCGGCACGCCCGCAGATGTCGGCAAGAGCCAGTTGTTGTCTCGCACCTCATCTGACTGCTCTTTATACTGGTCATCATCACTAACCAGCATGTAGTAGATGCCGGTCAAACCAGAGAGCAACAGCGCTCTTGTGGCAAACTTCTGTAGCGCCCGACCCTTGGGGTCGCCTACTGCTGAATAGTTTCCGGAGGCGGCTCGCACGAAAACATCAAGACCTTGGAATCTGGCGTTCAGGAACGGGATAGCGGCTGTGATCACCCTCGCCAGTGGATGCCCGCCTCTTCTTGAGAAGTTGATGATTTCCATTGCTTGGAATGCGGCTTCTGCCTCATTGCCCGTTCTGGCAAGAACATCGTTGTAAACAGCGTTTCTTGTGGCGGCATCAGAAGCCGTTGTGGCGTCCCCTGCCCACCTCCATACCGTGGTGAACATCCCGAATGGACTGCCTCGCTTCCCTTCAGGCCCAATCCCTCTGCGGGTAGCCTCGTCTCCAAAAAACTTAACAACGTTGTCGGGGTCTCGCGAGTAGTCATAACCACCGACCACGCCGACACGCTCCAGCCGCTCCACCCCATCGCTCAGCCCCCTCAAACTGCCCAGAACTGGCACAAAATTTGCGCCGGAGGTGACGAATGTAGACAGGGTATCCCTTAGTATGTTGGCAATCATAAACCCCGGATCGCGGGTAACGGTCTCGCGGAGGATGGTGCTCGGTAAGCCAAGTGTTTTTGTTAAGATGTCAGTGACAGCGCCACCGCCCAGCGTTTCCATTGAGCTGTAGATCAGATTGTCATCTATCTCAAACTGAACCGGCTTGCCATTAACCTTAAACTTCACTCCGTTTGGCACGCTTTGCTTTAGCCCAACCTGCCTTGCAAGGCCAAGCGCCTGCATGTCCCGAGCAATTCTCTGCTGGGCCACATTTCTCATGCCCATTTCTATTGCCGCGCTGAGGTTAAGGGACACCGCCTCTATGATGCCCACGTCAACAGCCTTCTCGCTACCCTTGTAGCTCTTAAAGCTGGACAGGTGGGTCAAGTCGCCGAACACGCCAGAGGCCACCTTTGGTACATTCTGGTCTCCCTGCGCCTGACGGTAAAAGGGTATGTACGAAGACGCCTTCCATACATCAGCAGTTTCATCATTGAGGATGCCGGTGTTTTTGAGGAAATCAATCGTCTTGTCGTTGTACGCCTGCCATACATCGTGCCACGCGGTGACAGGGTTGTACCCATTGGCATCCGTCAGGGCGTCAACTGCGGCGAGTATCTCTGCGCGAGTCCCTTCGTCTACCGGCGTCTCCTTACCGACCAGAGTCTTGACCTTCCCCGCCACCTTCTTCTTGTACTCAACTGTTTTTAGGTATTCAGAACGCTTGACGATTGCGTATGCCTGCGCCAGCTTGCGTAGGTCGCCCACCTCCTTGTTGTAGATGAGCGACATTACGTCAATCAAGCCGTTGTACTTCCTGTTCTTGTGGTAGAAGTCAACAACCTTGGTCAGCCCGTTTTCATAGGCGGGTACGCCGTATTTGATTGCAGACGCCAGAATCCCCCTAGAGCGATCAGCAAAAAGGGCGGCGGCTATTGCGCTGGAGTCAGCCTCAAGCTCGCGCAACATTGGATTCTTTTGGTAGTACTTCTCTAGACCAGCGTAGCGGTTAAGTGCGAACTGCTTGAACCTTGTCAGCATAGTGCCGAGAGGACCAGTGTCTGTGGCCTCCATGAACACCTTGCCATTTGCCTGTTCCCGGTCCGGTCCTGTTGTTAACTTGTCAATAGCAGACTGGGCTTCAGGGGAGTGTGCTGGTTGGTCGTAAAGCCGATCATCAGGATCCAGCGCGGCTTCGGGGTTTCTCCCAATGTACTGCGCTTCTGGGGACGCTTTAACGCTAAAGCGAGGCGCCCCCTGAGTCTGATTGATTGCGTCTAGATTTTGCTGTACCGCTTTCTCGACCTTGACGGGGTCGATTTGGCGAGCCGAGCGATCCTCTAGCTGTTCTGTTGCCGAAAGATCGCTATCAAGTCGTCCAGCCCCGCGTCGATCTGCGCCTCGGACATCTGCGCCTGTGCCGCGTCGAACTCCATCTGGTCCTCGCTCTGCGCGGCGCCGAACCCGATCCTTGGCTCGCTTGATTCTGCCTCGGTCAACTCCGAGCTTGGTAAGGTATTGCTCTGTTGAGGTTGCATAGTCTTGTCTAACATGGCGGAGGTTCACTCCCAGTGATTTGTATAAATCCTGCTCAGGATACCATATCAGCGCTTGGAATGCCGCCGGCTCAATCGACACGCCCGTGGCTTCCTCAAACTTGCGTATTGCCCTGTATGTAATATCTCTGAGCTGGTTCCGATGAGTGCCGTTCATTGGCACGTCGTTTGTGCCGTCCAACAGCTTGATCAGGTTTTCAGCCGCCAGCGTTTTCTCGCTCTTCTCCCGCTTGCCTGACTTAAATTCAGCCGCATACTTCCTGTAGTCGCTTTCGTGCTGTCGCTTGATCTCTCTGGCTTGGCGCTCAATGGCGTCTTTGAATACCCGCTTTTTGCCAACCGCAGTTGCAAGTCGCTTGTAAGCGCCGTCGAGCTTGGATTTGGATGTGCCGGTGAGGGTGCCCGCAAGGCGTCCCATAGTACGCATGAACCACATATCCATCGTGACAGGACTGAAATCGCCCCGCAGATTGGTGTAGAAGCCGTTGCCAATCTTTGGTCCGAATATGGCTGAACCATACACGGTGTTTGCGGCCAGCTCTCCGGTGTCCGCCTGCTCACCCAACAGCGCCTTGCTTGCCTTGTTCAAGTCGCTAACGACAAACTCTGTTCGCAAGAACTGCTCAATCTCCACTGGCGTCATCTTTGCAAATAGCTTGTTCGCTTTTTTGAAGTTTGACTCCATCGACTTCTTCTTGTCGCCCTTGCCTTCGACCTTGAACTTGCCGTTCTTCTTGTAGTAGTTGTATGACTGCTCTGCTAAGGCCAAGTTGTCAGGAACAGCTAGGTTCTGCGATGTTATGGCTAACGACATCAAGAATGCCGCCCTAGATCCGGGGTCTGTCTTGATCTCTGGGTGCACCTCGGCAAGCATCTCAATCGTCTTGTCGATGGTCTCGTTGTACCACTCTACGGCGCTCTCTTGGTTCTCGTACTCAAAGATCGCCTCACGCGCCAGATCATCCGCGATGGCCTCGCGGTCTGCCTCTCTGGCGATATTCCGAGGCACGCCACCGAGCTTCTCTAAAGTGCGTTGTTGCAGGTATCCAGCAACAGCCTTTTTTCCTTTCAGCCTTGGCGCCTTTTCTACGCCAGAAACGATATCGGTGATGTCAACAGGCGCCTCTATAGGTGAACGGTCAAGCAGGGTCTCCTCTTGCGGACCAAACCTTCCATACCTGACGTTCGCACTCCTATCCAAAAACATTGGGAAAACGAAATCCCCGTCCTGATTAAGAATGCTTTGGGGCCATGTTTTTACTCTGTCGTAGTCGCCTTCAGACTGAGAGTCCCAGCGAATGGAGGCGTCCATAATCATCACTGGGACCGTGTCATAACCCATGCTTTTTAACTGGCGAGCGCGATGGCGACCATCGTGATCGTATACATATCTATGCTCGGGCTTTCCGGATTCAAACGACAGCGCCAGCAGTGGTATCCTGTCGAACTTTTTGCCGCTTTCGGCCAGCTCTCTCACTAGGGCTTGACTGTCGGCGCGGGGGCCTTCCATTGAGGCGGCCAAATGCAAAAACATGTCAATAGGCATGTCCACCACGACCTTGCGGCTTTTGTGCCGCAGACGGTAATCAACCTCTCCCGTCTCGCGGTTAAACATGTCGGGGTCAGTCCCGTTGAACATGTCTCTAGCAGATGCCCCGCCTGCATCACTGCGCCGATCAAAAAGCTGTTCGTCGTCAACGATCACCGGCTGGTCGCTTATCTCTTGCGGCCTTCTCTGTGACGTGTCAGCGGCAACTGCCTTGGCCGTTATGCCGCGCTCTGGCACAACCTTAGCTTCGCGCTCCCTCCGGTATAGGGTGCGTATTTCGCCGCGCTCTCTAGCCCCCACCTCGCCAGATTCAAGCCGTCTCAGGAAATCGCTGAAGTTGTTGGCCTCAACGCCTCGGGTAAAGCCAATCATCTGCTTAAAGAAATCCATGATGCGGCGCATCAGGCTTCTTGGCTTGCCACTCAGCTTGACAAGATTCCCGCGCTCGTCAATGAGCCTGTTTTGGTAGCCATACTTAATTAGCTCAGCAACCGCCTCTTCTGCCTGAACAACAGGGCTACGGTCCCCGTATTGCCTCTGCGTGTAGGTTACAAAGCTATCGCCGGCTTCATACCCCTCGGCTTGCGCGGGCCGATATTTGCGAGAAGCTCGCTCAAGAAGCTCAAGCTCCTCCTGAGTAATCAGGTCTAGCGCCCGGATAGCGTGAGTTAGCTCATGATTGAACGTGCCAAGTATGGCGGTCTC